TCATGACCGAGGCAGGGTTTAGCAAAGCTACCTTCACTAAAGAGCTTACAAAGCTCTACAAGAAATCATAACTTAAGCCCTTCGGGGCTTACTTCACACCTCAATTTTAGGAGTTTTAAATATGTCTAAACATATTCACTTTGTAGGTTTCAGAACAGATCAAGAATATTGTAATGCTGTAAGCATTTGGGGTAAACCTGATTTTATTCACTTAATTCATGACCATAGACTCTATGGTGATCTTGGTGATCAAGATATACTTATCTTGGGATCTAAAGGAACTGATAAACCAGATCCAAAATATTCATGGCAAGACCATGAACTCTGGTAAAGATACTCTTTACATTGTTAAACTTATTGCAAGCCCTACGGGGCTTGTTTTTGTTTGTAATACAAACAGTAGAACGTTGTCGGATCGTCCGACGACGACTTAACGTAGTTAAATAGGAGATTAAAATGTTTAAACGACCAGAGAATTACATAGTAATTAGCACTTACTTTGACAAAGAAGGTAAAGAAATAACGTGGAGTTCAACTCATGAGATAGGAAATCGTGATGATGCTCTGGCGATTGCCCGTCAAGATCATGATGGGTCTGAAGGTCACACTTATATATACCAACTAGAGAAAGAACCCTTTATTATTCTGGGTAGAAAGTGTGAGGATCTATCATGACGTATGGGGTGTCAAAACGTGATCGACTAGCCAGACGTGGCGACAAGCGATGGCGTAGCACATGGCATAGGCAGATGTTGTCGATGAACAGAACCAGAGCCATTGACAAACGAGATGGGATCGGCCTTGATAGTAAGACAAATATTAAATCGTTGTCGGATCGTCCGACGACACTAACAACGGAGACTAACAATGAATAACCCTATTGAAAAGAATAATCTGGTACACACACCAGATAGCATGGAAGATTTTATAGCTATCATAGATAGGCTGAATACGGAAGAAAGAATTGTAGCTTACACATATTCTATGATGGCTTGGAACTTGGCTTGTAGAATAACTATGGAACACTTAAAGGAGATGAAGAATGCCTAAGAATTTACTAGGAAAATCACGCACTAAAGAGAACCCTTATGCTATATGGCAGGGCTTCGGTGCATTCGGTGACACTGAGGTACGATTGCTTAAGACGTACCAGACACCGGCTAATGAGCAGAAGAACCAATTCGCTAGATGGTTTGTGGCTGTTAAGTCTGACCATACGTATGGATCTTATGACATGGGTGATAGCTACATACGTGAGGTGTTACGAGATATGACACTCAAGCAAGCTGACCCTCTATTCACTGAACAGTACGGCATTACTGTACCTGATGGGGTAGAACTAACTGAATGGGTTTAGTATAACTAATCGTTGTCGGATCGTCCGACGACGGTGACACAAACAATAGGAGAATGAGCAATGATAACAGCTATATGTTATGACGAATGTGGGACTGAGGTATCTATAGAGGTTGAAAGCCTAGATGAGATACCACCAGAGTATAAGTTTAGATACTCTCAAAAGCACACTGAGCGAGAGTTAGCTGAGTGGCGACTATCTATGCAAGAGGATAGTGATGATTACGATTATGGAAATGGATGGTATTAATAGGAGAATAACAAATGAAAGACACTCACTTTACAGTAGAAGATCCCGGACGTGATGAGGTGCAAGCAGTGTTCCTCAAAGCGGCACTCAAGATGATACGTATTGGCCTTAAGCCGGCACGTCATCTGACTAAGACTAAACTAATGGCTAAAGCTTCACAGATTAGTGGCGTGAAGTACAAGCGTACCGAGATAGACAAAGCTATCGAGGACATGGAGACTATCATCAAGGATCACTTAGATCCAACTTTACCTGCAGGATATAGAGGAGATAACTAATGGGAAATAGAGCAACACTTGAAGTAATAAGCGACAACTACACAGGCAAGGAATCAGAGTGCTACATATACCTACACTGGAATGGTAGCCCCAACACTGTGACACAACTCGTAAGAGGTGCGTCATCTAAAATGCGTAAGTCTGATGTTAGCTATGCTACAGCTAGACTGATAGCTCACATCTGTAGCAAGGTGGAAGGTGGTCTGTCTGTAGGTGTACGTCCTGCTATGGAGAAGTACAAAGAAGAGTGGGACAACGGACACTACATCATAGACATAAGCAATGGTCACATTAAGAATGATGGTAGGGTTGTAGCTAGAAACATAGAGTTCGGTAACTTCTAGCATGGAACACGTAGTAGAAGTATGCCCTACCTGTATCAAGAAGATGAAGGTGTATGAGACACGAGAACACTTAACTAGGAATAGCATTCTAACGAGGCGACGAAGCCGCAGATGTTTGAAGTGCGACTACAGGAGTACAACGGTAGAAATACCGGAGTACTACTTGTACCATTACTTAAAAGAAATAGGAGAAGAATAATGCACACACAAAGAATTAAAGTGTTGGATCAAATCAAAGAAGATATAAAGTTTAATGATTACACAGCACTCTATGAGTTGCTTAAATATCTACCTCACTATGCAATCAGTGAATATTTACCTAAAGGAGAAGAGAGATGATTAAACCATTAGACGTAGAGATATTAATAGGCGGTCATGCATACACATGGAATGGTAAGGCTACCTTCAATGTATTCGAGAATGACCATAGGTTTAGGGAGAAGTACAACTGTGACTGCTTCACTATGCATGACGTAACAGGTTGGGATAAAGCTATGGAAGCTATACTCGACTATCACTGGACACACCATTGGCAGTAGGAGGGATTGACAAATGGGTACTATAGGTATTAAAAAGAAGAAAGAAGATCTTATTGAGCAAGCCATCATAGACTGGGTAGACAAGCAAGATCATTCTGTACTCAGACGCTTAGTAGCTGATGACATGTGGGAATATTATCGCAACGCTGATGATGCTACCCTCAAAGAATTTATATTTACATACAAGTAATCGTTGTCGGATCGTCCGACGACACAACAATGGAGACTATCACAATGTATCAACGTGACTGCACAATCATAACCGATCACAGCATATCATCACCAGATGGTTTGTATGACACAATAGAGTTTACTCTATGCACTATCAACATGCCCCTATCCAGAGTGCACACTCAACGTGCATCTATAAAGCAGGAAGGCATCCACTCTAAGTGGGTATCGAGTGCCAAAGCTAAGGGTATACTGTATGCCCAACAACATAAGCAGGAGCTACATGCCCTGATGGTAAACATCCGTGAGACTATGGGTGTGGACAGTGTGGATGCAGGTCAGGCTGTAGTAGATCTATTCATGCGGATACCATCCATAGGCATGGTCAAGGCAGGGTTCATAGCTCAGATGTGTGGCTTCAACGTGGCGTGTCTCGACAGGCACAACGTGCGTATGCTTGGCATGTCTGAGACTGCACTAAAAGTTAGCAAGACGATCAAGCCTGAGCTTAGGCTCAAGAAGATCCGTAAGTACATAGAGTTGTGTCAGGTGTCAGGTGCTAAGCACTGGTGGGATACGTGGTGTAACTTTGTAGCAGAGAAGGGTGGCATGAATGCTTCCCTACCTACAGGTGATGCGGTGTCAGCCTATCACGTAACAGCAATCATGGAGATATAATATGAAGATCGTAGATAAAGACGACGGTACACAAGAGATACAAACATATGACATGTACATAGCAACCCAAGGTTTGAGAGAGGGCTATGAAGTATATGTAACTCACCCTCTCAGGCCATCAGCAGATGACAGGGAGTGTGCTGATGACAGGCTATGGACTAAGGCAGATATAGTAGAGGCACAAAGCAATCTGTACATACTCAAGGAAGCAAAGGAGATTACTGATGACACACACAGCAACAACTAAATACGCTAGTCATATAGACACACGAGTATATCTATACTTAGGTGATGACGAGTGGGAGATAGACGTAGAAGAGATAGAGCTAGACCTCACGACAGGCGAGATGCAAGGCATAGCCTTTGACTATGACAATACACAGAAGACTGCGTGGATAGGCGACATCGTATGCCGTAAAGCGTTAGCTAAATTTGAAGAGGAGAATAGCAATGATGACTAATGAAAAAGAAAAGGTAGTACTACAAGGTCTAGAGTATGTATACCAAGCTGTACTAAAAGGTAGAAAAGGTAACACGGATGCACTAGATAGTGCTAAGTTTATACTAGAGATAATAATGAATAAGCCAGAAGCAGAGAAGGAGAATGACTAATGGAAATGATAACACCAACAAATGAAGTGATGGTAAACTATCTCAACGAAGCGTTAGACGAGAAGATCTTCTACTTAGAGGACACGTACAACAGAGACTTTGGTAAAGCTATCATAGTTATGTATCATAAGATCTTAACATTGACTGATAAGTTATTGTATACGTTGTATAGTTTACGGCAGTTAGATCTATCACCTAAGGATTACAAAGATGCTATCTATATAGTAGTAAGTGGAATGGAGGACGACTAAGATGAAACGATCAGATTTTTACGAGTGGCTTTACAATGGCGAGGCTTCCTTCATGGACATTGAGGATCACGGAGATGGTAACATAGTAGTATGCTTTTCTAACATAGAAGAGTCAGAGGAGGACGACGAAGATGATACTTAGAGAACTAATATGGCATCTACAAGAAGCATTAAAGTTTCACGATGCAGATGAGCTTGTATGTATTTACGATCCAGAGACAGGGAAACGTATAGACATAGAGTATGTAGATGATACCATCGAGGGAGAGATTCAATTAAGCATCAGAGGAGGACTAACAGATGACAGTTAATGAATTAATAATACACATGCTTAGGCATTATCAGCTAGACAACAGGGTGCTAGTACATACAGAAACTAATGGAGCACTACTATTCTGTGAGGCTGTAGCTATTCACCGGATTGACAAAGATACAATAGCCATAGTAGGTAAGAAGGGAGAGGATGATGAAGCTTAACTTAGACGTACAAGATAGACTAAGACTAGCTCATGCATCTGTATGCAAGGAGGAGAACAAAAGGATGCGTGAAGTATTCAACATGAGAACCTATAAAGAGGGGGATCAGTGGACACAACAAAAGAACAGACAAGTAACCGGAGCTAAGGGTGGTAAACAGAATAACCTTAAGAGGTTATGGGTTAAAGAGAGGACAACAAGATGATTAAATTACACTTAACGAATAAGCATGGAGGCACACCTCTACACATGTATCTCACAGGAAACTTTACTATGTATGAGAGGTACGATCAGGGCAATCCTAACGCAATTACTGTAATCATGGATGGACTACACAACAATGGAGGTTGGCACGTAGAAGAATCTGTGGAGGAGGTTAATCGTATGATTAGTGAGCAACTTGATTAAGCTACATGGAGTTGGGCCAGATAACATGCACTACAGCCACAACTATTTCGTGATACCTATAGCCTACGAAGACACAAAGGATCTCATACTCAACGTACACTATGCTAGACGTATGCCTTCCGTATCGTATGCCTTCGGTTTGTATAGAGGTATGGAAGGACTGCAAGGTATATGTACCTTCGGCTCACCTGCTTCACCTTGGTTGTGCAAGGGTGTGTGTGGTGAGGAACACAAGTCTAAGGTATTAGAGCTTAACAGGGTAGTGCTAGTAAACAACAGACCTAACGAGGCAAGCTTACTTGTAGCTAGATCTATTGCATTACTACCCAAGCCTAAGGTATTAGTAAGCTATGCTGATACAGCACATGACCATGTAGGCTACGTATACCAAGCAACTAATTGGTTATACACTGGTGCAACCAAGCCTCGCACTGACATAGCTACAGTGAATGGCAAACATCCTAGACACCATGCAGGTGACAGGACTAAGCGTGTCTACAGATCCGCTAAGCATCGCTATGTGTACATGCATGGCAACAAGAAAGACAAAAGATTATTAACCAAGTGCCTACGTTATGGCACTGAAGCATACCCAAAGAAGGAGATTATACAATGAGTGGTGACAGAGTACCTGACTTAGATGAGAACGGTAAGTTCGTATGGTATGAGCCTAGCATACCGGAAGGCTTTACAGACATACGATTGTGGGACGTTGTGTTCACAGTACACGATGACGAGGGCAACCCAGTTGAGAGGCCTGATGGAGGCATAATGTTTTACACTGCACCCAAGCTAGACTTCGGTAGCTGTGAGAATGACGTAGAATTAGATGACCTAGTACAAGAGGAGTATTGATATGAAGAACAAACCTTATTACAAAAGTAAACCAGTAACAGTACAAGCACGTAAAGACAGACGTGACGACATCATAGCTAAGATAGCTACAATTATATTTGTAGGCTTTGCTTTCATCGGCATGGGGTACATCTTTTCCCTTGCTATATTTTCACTATCCAAATTGTTTTAAGAGGAGACAAACACATGACTAAATACAATCTATGCGTAACATACAACGACAAGCTATGTAGGATCACTACATGCAAGACACCTCAAGGTGCTAACCTAATGCTACAGATACTCCAACGAGTGTATCCTAAGTATGACTTTGAGATATCAGAGAAGTCAGTACGTACAGATCTATCCAACATGGATTCAGAACTACAACAAGATTTACGACACGTACTACTCAACCCTTACGAAACCAGAGGCACTGAGTCTCGCTTCGTTGTAATAGATGGAGGTGTATGATGCCTATCAGTACAGCACTAGAACTCAAAGTACTTAATATGATACAACAAATACTTCCTCGCACAATCATGAAAGATAATGCAGAACTAAAACAATTACTCAAAGACATTAATAAAAATCTAAAGGAGAATAACAAATGAAGAATCATACACGACCAGAAAAGAAGTTTAGCCAGAAGAGATACATAACCTTAACAAAGGATGATACAGTAAAGGTTTTAGATTTGTATAACGCAATCAACAACATGTTGAATGACGTAGGCGAGACACTAGATGTAGATCTCAGTGCGCTAAGAGACATTAGACACAAGAGCAATGAGATAGACCACCTCTTTAACTTCAGAGCTAAGGTTCAAGATAACGGTGACGTATGGAGTTGGGCTGATAGTGTACTACCAGATGATGACAAGGCGTATTACTACCATGAGACAGACTAATAGTGCTTATATGGTTTGAGACGTTAGTAAAATGGGTAGTAATACTAATAGTACTATATGTACTCTTCGGAGTAGGTAGTGGTATACTTTAGAAAGGAGAACGAATGGAACTTAAACCCAGTAATACTATTGAGTATGCGTGTGAATACTACATGCGAACACCTAAGTATTCTGCTTTAAGTCAGCGTAGCAAGTATGACTATGATTTAAATCTGCGTCATGCTTGCGCTACCAAGGTGCAGAACAATAAAGCTATAGGTAACATCAAACTAAAAGACCTGAAGTTTAAACATATAACATTAGGTTATGATACTTGGTTAGAGAGTAAGGGTGTACGTCAGGCTAACTACATAGCTACATGTCTAGGTATCGTATTCAATACAGCGATACGACACGAGGCATTGCTTAGTAATCCTGTATCCTTACTTCAACGTACCAAGGAGAAGAAACGTAAAGTTAAATGGACTCAAGATGAAGTGACATCTTTCTTAGATACAGCTTACAGTAACTGGGAATGGCGTAGCATTGGGTTGATTGTACACATGGCATACGAGTGGGCGCAACGTGTAGGTGACATGCGCCTACTTACATGGAACAACCTTGACTTAAAAGCACAACGCTTAGACTTAGAGCAAAGTAAACGTAGGGCAGATGTGCATCTACCTATCAGTGACACACTATGTAGTATGTTAGTGCAACAAGAGACTGACTTCGGCTTCCAACCTTACGTAGCACCTCGCCCTGAGCCTTACAATGGTGTCTACACAGCGTATCATTCAACTGACATACACAGGTTAGTGAATGAAGTTAAAGAGGAAGCTAAGCTATCTAAAGATCTAACTGCATTAGACTTGCGTAGGACAGGTATAACTGAGATGGTTGAGGCAGGTGTAGATACACTAGGTATCATGCAGGTTAGTGGACACAGTAATCCACAGAGTGTTAAGCCTTACTTAGTTAATACATTGAAGGGTGCAAGCAATGCACTGAACAAGAGGAGCAACAACAAATGAATATAAAAGAATTTGTAGATGGGCTATGTCTAGGTGAGGGTGAGACTACACGTATGTCTTGTCCTAACTGTCATGGTAACAACACATTCACTGCATCTAAGGATGGTGGTATCGTAGTGTACAACTGTTATAAGTTAGGATGTGGTGTACGTGGTGCAGTTACTACAGGCATGACTGCCTTAGAGGTACGTAACCATATGCAAAATAGAGACATACCTATACGCAAAGAGTTAGAACCTATGGCTTACCCTGAGTATGTCGTTAACCCTACCTTAGAGCACACACTACTACACAAGTTCTGTAAGCGATGGGATCTAACCAATGAAGATGTATTGTATGACGTTAAAGATAGACGTGCAGTCTTTCCTATACATGATAAAGGTGTGGTAGTAGATGCAGTAGGCCGTGCCTTGGATGGAGCTATACCTAAGTGGTACAGGTACACAGGTAATGCCTCTGTATATAAACGTGTACTAGGTACACCCAATGGTGTATGCGTAGTAGTAGAGGATGTGATCAGTGCCGTAGCTGTAGCTCAGATATCTCCTAACACTACAGGCTTAGCTATCTTAGGTACGTCATTAGGTCTGGCACAGATGGAACACATTGGAGATTTCTATAAGGTTATCATAGGGTTAGACCCCGATGCTATGACGAAGACGTTATCTTATAAGAGAGAAGTAGAAGCATGGACAGGTAAAACAGTTAAGGCATTGAGGCTTGACGACGACATAAAATATAAGTTAGACACAGATCAAGATAGATTAAAGGAGATGATAAATGATGGAACTCGCACTCATTAGAACTTTGATGAACAAAGAGTTCTACGATAACAACAAGGGTATACGATGCCCTGATGAGTTGTTCAGTAAAGATGTTCGCAAGATGAAGCAGACACTAGACTACGCTATGGCTACGTATGATCGTAGCTTGACTGCATCAGAGCTAGAGGCTTTGTTCTTTGCTAACAATAGCACCATGACTACTGCTACCAAGCAGGTGTACAGTGACTTGTTTAAACGTGTAGCTCGTGAGCAACCTATGAACCAAGACATAGCTGATGAAGTATTGTCTAAGCTATTTCAACAGGTGTTAGGTAATCAGGTAGCTAACATAGGATTTGATTACGTCAATGGATCGCTTGATAGCCTTGAGCCTTTACGTAACTTAGTAAAGAAATATCAGGATGACTTCACACCTAACCTTAACATAGAGTTTGGTGATATAACTATAGACCATCTACTCAAGGCTAATGCTATACAGTCTCAATGGAAGTTTAATATACCTAGCCTATCACGACAGGTAGAAGGTATCAGTGGAGGTCACTTAGTTATAGTAGGTGCTAGACCTAACACAGGTAAGACAAGCTTTCATGCATCCCTGTTGGGTGCGCCTAATGGGTTTGCTTCTCAGGGTGCTAAGTGTTTAATACTTTGTAATGAGGAATCATATGAACGTGTAGGTGCTAGGTATCTTAGTGCCGCATCAAGTTTATCTATGGAAGAGGTCAAGGGTAACTATGCCCTAGCCGCCACACGTTACGAGCCAGTACGAGAGCAGATCAATCTGTATGACAGTACCGGTAAGGACATGGCGTGGGTAGAGGCTATCATCAAAGCCTATCGTCCTGACATTGTAGTGTTAGACATGGGAGATAAGTTTGCCGTTAAGAGTAGCGACAAGTCAGATGTGTACCTTAAGAATGCGGCTATCCATGCACGTAACATAGCTAAGCAATACAGTTGTGCTATCATATGGATGTCTCAGTTGTCTGCCGCCGCAGAAGGTATGGTCAACCCTGATCAGTCTATGCTTGAAGGATCTAAGACAGGCAAGGCGGCTGAGGCTGACTTGATGGTGTTGATATCTAAGAACCCTGTACTAGCTGACACAGCAGATGACGCAGATGATTCGCAAAGGTATTTAGTTATAGCTAAGAATAAGCTACAAGGAGGATGGCATGGTAAGATTACATGCACATTAGATGGAGCTAGGTCACAGTACTTAGCATAGAAAGGAGTAGACTATGGAATTAGTTCTTGATGTAGAGAACACAGTCACACACAGGGGTGGCAAGATGCACCTCGATCCTTTCGAGGCAAGCAACAAGTTAGTACAAGTAGGCGTACAGGAAGTTGTATCAGGTAAGCAAGCCATATATAACTTTGATCACGTTGAAGCTAATGACTATGATGGTAGTCAAGCTAAAGCACTACAAGATTATCTAGATAGAACAACACTACTAATCCTACACAATGGGCAACACGATATGCCTTGGCTATGGGAGAGTGGGTTCAAGTATGACGGTCTTATATATGATACCATGTTAGCTGAGTATGTACTGATGAGAGGCAATCACATTGAGATGACGTACACTGGGGCTTTCAAGAAGAAGTCACTGGCGTTAGGTGAGTGTGCGATAAGACGTAAGCTAGACTTTCAGAAGGATGATACACTAAAGAAATACTTTAAGGATGGTTACAATACAAATGAGATACCTCTCAAGGAACTTACATATTACTTACAGTGTGATCTATCTACTACTCGTGCTTTGTATTTAGACATTGAGTCAGACTATGCTCAACCTGAGAGTGAATCATTACGTAACATAAGAGACATAACATTCAAGGTATGCTTGGCACTATCTCGTATGTATTCATCAGGCATCAAGGTAGACTTGAAAGCATTGGAGGAAGTACGTAAGCAGTTCGAAGAAGAGAAGGCAGACATTGAAGGTAGGCTAGGCATCAAGGTACGTAACCTCATGGGTGACACACCTATCAATCTTAATAGCCCTGCTCAGATGTCAGAGGTTGTATACAGTAGGAGGCCTATCAATAAGAAAGGGTGGGTAGAACTGTTTGATCCTGTCATGTCAGAAAGAGATTATAAGCTTAAAGTCAACGGTAACAGTACAATGATACGGAAGACTATAGCGTTCACCTGTCCTGATTGTAAAGGTGAGGGTAGTGTGTACCGTATCAAGAAAGATGGTACTAAGTTTGCTAGGCCTAACAAGTGTAAGCCTTGCGAGGCTAGAGGCTACCAACTTAAGAAGACTAATCAGATGGCAGGGCTAGGCTTCATGCCTCCCTCAAAGAAGTGGGTAAGTGCTAACGGCTTTAGTACAGGCAAGGATAACTTGGATACTTTGATGGGTACTGCTAGAGCTAATGGTATGGACAGTGCACTTGACTTCTTAGGAGATCTTAAACGTCTATCCGCTATCAGTAGTTACCTGTCTAGTTTTGTTGAGGGTATATCTGTATTCACAAAAGAGGATGGCTTCCTACACGTAGGTCTAACCCAACACATCACCAGTACAGGTAGGTTCTCAGGGCGTAACCCTAACATGCAGAACATGCCGAGAGGTGGTACGTTCCCTGTTAAGAAGGTGTTCGTGTCTCGATGGGAGGGTGGCTACGTTATGGAGGCTGACTTTGCTCAGCTAGAATTTCGTGTTGCCGCATTCTTATCTCAAGATTATACAGCCATGAAAGAGATAGCTACAGGTTTTGATGTACACAGTTACACTGCTAGGATTATCACAGAAGCAGGTCAACCTACCTCTAGGCAAGATGCTAAGGCACATACCTTTGCCCCTCTCTTCGGGGCTACAGGGTACGGTAGAAGCCCTTCTGAGGCGGCGTACTACAAACACTTCATTAAGAAGTACACAGGTATAGCGGCATGGCACAAGAGGTTAGGCGATGAGGCTATACGCTTTCAGAAGATTACTAACGTTGGTGGTAGGCAGTATGCTTTCCCTAATACAGAGAGAAGATCCAATGGTATGCCCACTAACTTCACCATGATAAAGAACTATCCGGTGCAAGGGTTTGCCACTGGCGATTGTGTACCTGTAGTACTACTAGAGTTAGAGGATAGGCTTATGTCTATGCGATCTAAGGTAGTCAACAGTGTACATGATTCAATGGTGATAGACATACATCCATACGAAAAAGATCAGGTGATAGAGATCATCAACACCCTGAACATGGATCTGAATGAGATCATCTATAAGTATTATAAGGTTAAGATGAATGTACCCTTATTATTAGAAGCTAAGATAGGCCCGAATTGGCTTGACACAAAGGACGTTTGACGCTATAACTTAGCATCCCAGAAACCCTCATACATAAAGGAAAAGTTATGAGCACACAGTTACAGACACTAAACATAGAAGGAATGTCCTTATCGGAAGCTATGGGCATATCAACATCAACAGGTGGATCACAATCCACACTGGCACGTATTAAACAAATACACTCAGCTATTACCGTAGAAGATTCAGAGGGAGACGAGAAGATCGTTGTGCCTATTGGGTCTTACCAAGTTACAATGCCTGATGGTGAAGTTGTATATAGTAAGACACTTACAATGAGATTATTCTCTCAGCGTATGCAATGGCAACGATGGGATGCAGGTGCAAACACTATGCACAAGACATTACTTTCGGGAAATCTGAATGTAGACTTGAAGGATACATCAGGTAGACATAATTGTGGTAGGCCATCAGGTTACA